GGCGGTAGCATATATGTTATCTTCTTTCCATTTTTTTTCTATGTGGTTTTGCTCATCGCGCCTGTTCATACCGCATGGATAACATACCCACCTTTTATTTTTTTCGTCTTCCCACCAGCAATATGTGGTGTTTGGTTGTTTGCATTTAGGACATTCTTTCATAATATTATTAGCCTTTTTTCTTATAACCAGAAGCATAAATTGCACGTGCTTGTCTTTTTGCGCCGGCTTTGGTTTTATAAACTTTACCACTTTTGCCCCATTTATAACCGCCTTTTACTTTTTTTATAGGCATATTATCTTTTTCTATTTTTTTTGTAACCGGAAGAATATCCTCTTTTACCTTTTTTAGAAGATTTATTTTTAGATTTCATTCCGCTTTTTTTTGAATGCCATGCCATGGTTATTACCTTTCTAATTCTGGGTGCATTGCTATTATTTCTTCATCAGTTGCACCAGACGCAATCATTTCTTTTAAATGTGTTAATAAATTATCATTACCGTTACCATTATTGGTTGGTAAGGTCATTTGGTCATTTGGTTCATTTGGTTCTGCACCGTTTGAATGGTATTTTTCCATAATACCATTTAATTCATCATCATCTTTTGATAATGCTTCTAATATTTTATAATCAATATATTCTTTTACCACGGGATTTGCCGGGTTTGAATCAGCAGCTTTTTTAAGTGTATCAATATCTAATGATTTGTCTTTTAAATGGAATGCTCTTGGATATTTTATTTGGCCGTCCCATGCAATACCTAACCATTTACCAAATAGTCTAAATATCATTTCTTCTGCTAATTCTAAATTACGAGCTTTTTCACTTAACCGTGTATCTAATAATTGGAATTCTGCTATTTGGCTAATACCGGATGTTTGTCTTGTTTCAATGCTTCTAATTGCACCCATGTGTGCCATTCTATCAATCATTCTTACTTTGGTGGCAATACTGTTTAATATTCCGTCAATACTAGATGCGTTTGGCTGTAAAAGATACGGTTTAAGTCCAGGGTCTGTTTCATTTGGCATGATTACCATTGCACCAGCACCGGCAGATGCTTCAACTTCAGGCGTTTTTACTAAACTTGGATGATTAGTTAATCTAATTAGTTGTTCTAATTCACTTAAATCATTATAAATTGAATTAGCCATATCTGCTACATCACCCACATCTGATACACCAATACCTTTAACTGGTGATCTATTTGCATACACCCAAACAGCAGGAATAATACCTAATTCATTAGGAACTTGTTCTATTAACTCGTTTTCTGAAGCTACTGCAGAATTGTATGAATATAATGACACAGTATCTTTTGTGTATTCACGTATATAATAACTTTCCGGCTGTCCGTTTGATGCATTTTCTACTTCAATTAATTTTAAATATACCAATTCATATACACCGGAATCTTGTCTTTTAAATGACCAATCTAATATGTTTAATGGAGTATATAAATTTAGATACGGTCTAAGTTGTTGATTTAATTCTTCTGCACGTGTTAATGCGTTTGATTTTGGTTTTTCAACCATTACTAAACAATGTCCATACACAGTAGACATAATGTTTACTTCACGCATAAATGAATCAAAAGTTCTACCTTCAAAATCAGCATCTTCCATTAACATTTCTAATTCTGGGAAATTTTCCAAATTACCATATTCACGTTTTGGGTCTGTTCTAAACAAATATGAATTGTAAATGTGTGTTACTGCTTTAACATGGTTTTCAAGCGGTGTTGTGCTTAATCTTTTTAAGTATTCTGAATCAGTTTCATAAACATATTTTGATAGATATTGCCCCATTCTATATTCATATCCACCAAGATAGCTTTTGATAAGATATTGCCAACGCTTATAATGATTTAGATATTCATTATGAACACCTAATATACTAAAAATACTATTAAATTCTTTTGGGTCTTGATTTGTTAAAAAATCACTTATTAACGCCATTGGTTAGCTCCTACTTTTACGTTCCATGTTGCTGGTTCATTGGTTTTATCGTATTCTCTTGTTATTGGATATAGATAACTTACAAGATAACCAAATGCATCATTAATGTGTTCAAATTGATTATCTTTTTCAGGAATAGATGTGCCGGGTTTATAAATTTGTCTTTCTAATGCATTAATTAATTTTTTACATTTTGGGTGTATTAACACTTTTCTTTCACCTTTACCGTTACATAACCTTGAATTAACAGAATTTATTCTGTCTCTAATTGGCATGTGCTTATTTAATACTTTACAAACAAAACCAGAATTTTGTAGAATTGAAAGATCAGTTTGGCCGCCTGCAGAAGTTCTTTTTTGTCTACATGCAGGATCAGGATAAGCAAATATTTTTGTCCCTGGGAAACGTGATTGAATTTCATCACATAATTCATTGGTATTTGAACCATACATTTCAATTTCGTCAATTACATAGACAATATTATTATCAATAACTGCCATAACAGCAGAAATTGGGTTAACGTTAAAATCAATTCCCACATGAATAATGGTTTTTGCTTCATTAAAATGAAAATCTTTAACGTTTTCATTTCTTTTAAAACCGTAATAACAAACTCCAGAATATGTTTCAAATGTTCCATTAAATTCTTGGTTAAATGTTTTTTGATCTAATTCATTTCGTGCAGTATCTATTTCATCTTGGTCAACAAATCCACCTTGAATGGTTGTAAATGCATGTGAACCCCAACCGTCTGCTTTTTCTTGATAAATGTCATATAACCAGTTACCAATACCTTTGGGTGTGCCACAAAAAAGTGCTTTGCCTTTAGTATCTGCTAACATAGGACGTAAAACTTCATACCAGGCTTCTGCAGGCACTTGTGCTACTTCATCAATTACTAAAAAATTAATTTTAGATCCTCGTAATGCATCAAAATTATCTGCTCCTCGTAAACATATTTTAGAACCATTTTTTAATGTTAAACTTAATTCTGCCTCATTAGCTTTTGCAACCCAATTCAAAGAAAATAATTTGGCTTTTAATTGATCCCACCAAACTGCTTTGGCTTGTCTATAAGACGGTAAAACAGCCCAACATATTTGATTGGGCTGTCTAGCATGATAACATATTTCTCTAATTGCAAGAGTGGTTTTTCCAAATCTTCGTCCTGTTACTAGAACACGGAATCGTGAATTGTCATCAGCAACCTGCCTTTGTGGTACGCTCAACTTCATTATTTTTCCTCATCCCACGGTAATACTTCTAAATTTTCTTGACTATGTGGATCATCTTTTTGTCCAAGGTAATTTTTGCCTAAGAAGATTAATAAACGTGTATCGCCTTGCTCAACTGCTTTTTTCCATTGAGCTCTACGTAATGATTCTTTACCAACGGATTGGCCTTCTTCTATAACCTTTTTAAAACGTTTTTTAACTCCTTCAGGACTCATGCCAACAATATGCCCAATCTCTTCATATGTGCACATTAAAGAAGCAAGCCGTTTGATAACTTCTTTATCAACCGTTTTATATTTTTTTCCTTTGTTTGAATGTGTTTCCATTATAATAATTGTTTATCCTTTACAATAATCCTAAAATGTCTTGCATCTGTATCGCCTTCTGCAGTGGTTACAGTTACTTGGACTGGATATATGTTATTTGCGGTGCCCGCATTTACTCTAAAAATTACTTTTGTGCCTGAAATTGATGTGTCTGTTGCAGCATTGGTTGGAAAAGCTAACGGTGATGAGTCACCTGAAATTGTGCCTAAAGTAACTGTAGCAGTTGATAAACTATCACCCGCTTGCAAATAATCAACAAAATCTAATGCTAGCGTTATATTTGCGTCTGGGTCTTTAGTGTAATATATGCCTGAGTTGTCCTTTAAAAAACCAGTAAGATTCATTAACTATCTCTCCTTGTGTTTACTCCAACAAAAACAGGCCTTTTTATTTTGAAATCTCTGGTTTCTTGTTGAACTTCAAAGACTCGTGATTCTGCTGGTATGTTATTTAACCTTGTTTCTTGTAATAATTTATATAGACGTGTTTCTTCCGGTATCAAGAATGTTCTATTTTCTTGTAATACTTTAAATGTATTGTACGGATCAACATTAAATTCTCTTGAATCAACAACAATATTTGATTCAATATCTAGTGTAGATGCAAATGCTGCAATATAATTTGCAGTCAATTCTGTTAATAACGGGATAGTTAATGTGCTATTACCAACTGCTGTAATATTTGCTTGAGTAGTGCTATTAACCAATATATTGGCTAATATTGCAGCACTTATTGTTTTTGAAGCATTTACAGTTATATCTGATTCTATTAATAAGTTGCTGACTGCAAAAACAGTTTTAAATGCATTAATATCTGTGGTTAATGCTATGTTTAAATCTGCACTAGCAACTTTAATTGCAGTTGCATTTGCAGTTAATGATGTTGATATAGATGCATCGACTTCTGAGGTATCTAAATCAGTACCAATTACTGTGGTGGTTAAAGCAGATGTAATATCTATAACAGCACTTGCAGTTTTGTTTGCACTTGCTGTAATATCTAATGCAGAACTAATAGATAATGCTGCTTCATCTAGGTCAATACCGGCAGCATTAACTGTTAATATAATGTTTGGTTGTGCTGCGGCTGATGCAATAACATTTCCAATTGTAGAAACACTGCATGTTATTATTGAAGTTACGGTTGCAACATCTAAATCTGTTGCAGATGCTGTAACACCTAAAATAATATTTGCAGTTGATACAAATCCTCTAGTTCTATTTGCTTCAACTGTGGTATCTACATTACCAATTAAATTTGTAGTAGCATTTCTTAATCTATTTGCATCTACACTTGTGGATACAACAATATTAGATTCGATAGTGCCAGATTTAATTCTATCTGCAGTTACAGCAGTGGTTACATTAATGTTTGAATCTATAATAGCAGAAACTGTTACATTACCTAGGATTAAACTCTGTGTTTGGACTGTTAAATCAGCAATGCCAGATTGTGTTAATGCTGTGCTAATACTTGTAGATACAATAATATTTGCATTTACGGTACCAGTTTTTGTAGCAACTGCGTTTACATTGCTAGAAGATGTAATTGTTAAATTTGCAGCACCTTGTATTGCACCAACAGCAATTACTTCTGCTTCAATACCGTTATCGCAATAGTCTTGATCTAAGAAATCTTGCTCGCAGTATTGAGGAATGGTTACATTGGTAGAAAGTGTTGCAGTAGCAGAATCAAATTCAAAAGCTTCTATACCTTGTTCAGTATAACCTACTTCTGAATAATCTATTTCGTAGTATTGTGGTATGGATACAGAAATTGATAGATTGGCGATAGCACTATCAAACTCAAATGCCGTAATGCCATTATCTACATATTGTTCAACTAGATAGTCTACTTCTATGTATTGTGGTATTTCGACAACAATGTCGAGTTGTGCTGATGCATTGACTATCGCCATCTATTGTGTTCCTTAGAATCACAATGGATTAATCTATTGTAATTGTCAAATTACCAGTTTGAATTTGGAATGTGTCTCCATCAGAAATTACCTTCGATGCTGCAAGAGCTCCATGTGCAATTAAATTGCCTGTAGTTGCTGCATCAAAAATTCCGATGTGCGTAATTGTTCCAAAAGCACCGCCCGAAGCTGCTGCAAATGTAATGTTTGAACCGTTTGTTATGCTTGAGTTGTCAGAACCAGTAGTTGCTGAACTCATAACAGTATCAATCTGTACTCTTGCATATCCATTACCCGATACTTCTGTACCAGAAGCAGAGTCAGTTGGATCAGTTGTGAAAAGTGCTATGTAAGCGCTTGGTGACGTATAAGCAGTGTTTTTGAACAGATGGTCCAAAATCTTTCTTTCCGCGTATGAACTTAAATTAGCCATTTTGTTTTCTCCTTAATTAAGGTTAATTGTTGTTATATAACAAACATATTTAACCTAATTCTTAAATTTAATGAATATTGTTTTTACAGACTAGATAGATTTGCACAAAATGCTTCTTCTGCACATGTGCTGTCATCTGATGTGGTATTATAAGAGCAAGTGCCAAACGTGCCGTCTTCATTAATATCAACAGTTATTTTAACTGCTTCAGGGTCTGCAACATATGATATTGTTAATGTTTCTTGACCAACGGCGGGTCTGGTCCATACACAATGCCAGCCACGCCATTGTTGGTCTTTATCGCCAGAATCAGACGTAGAACTGCCAATTTCTGGTCTTACAACCTCGGGCCAAATTTGATTGAATTGATTGTATGTAAACATGTTAACTTCCTGTATATTTTAATGTTAATAATTTTGCATCAGTACCGTCCCAGGTTGAAATAACATACCAAGGATGATATTGTGCTATACCGCCGTGTCTTCCAAAATTGCTATATGATGTAGTAGTTGTAACTTCATTTGCGGTGCCTGCTGTAACTGTGGTTCCACTAACATTTAACGGTATCATTTCTAACTTGTTTGATGAATTGGTTAATCTTGCTAAAAATGCTTTATCTGTTGTATCACCACGGTCAATTAGCATGCAACCGTCGCTGTTAGTAGTGGAATATTCAGATGAATTACTTGCAGTAATATTTGTTGGACTACTGGTGCTGTTTGTGTTAGGATACGTCCAGTCAGAACAAATATAATAAAAATTACTAGTACCATTACCGTTTCCACCGTGCAACACTTTTTTGGTATTCAACCTTGCTATAGATGGACTTACTAAATTATATGTAAAATTATACATGGGTGAACCGTATCCACCGGACCATGCGCCAGTAGTATCTATACCGCACTGTGCCAAGAAAAATTCTTGTCCAGATGATGATGTATTTTTGGTAGTAAAAATGTTACCTTGCCCAGATGTAGTTATTAATGCCATTGCATTTCTATTTGCTAATACATTAGAATCTGGTGTGCCTTGTGATGAAATAGCAATTGCACCGCCTCTATCTGCTAGGGTAGTATTACCGTTCCATTCTTTTTTCCAAAAAGTAGCACCATACCCTGAACTGTAACCGGCAAGAGCCCAGTTATCTGTAAACATTTCTATCAATCTAGTGCTGGTTTCACCAGTTGCACTGACTGCGGTGTTGGGTCCTGCTTGCAATGTGGGTGTTAATGTATTATTATTAATCCGTATTCCATACATATAAGCCACACCGCTTAGCGGTGCTTTAACCATAATTTCAAAACAACCGGCGTTATCTGTTGCTGTGCCTGTGGTTTGAACCACTGTGTTAGGTAAACTTCCAGAATTTTTATATTCAGTACCGTAACATTGTGATGCGACGTCTAAATCTTTTTCTGTAGAGTCTGTGTTTATTTGATATGTGCTACCAAATGTCCAGGTACCGTTAGTGGTGTTAAGTCTGCCTGCTTTAATATGTTGTTTTCT